TGTATTGGAGGGGGGGGGGGGAACAATAATTTTAGGAATTCAAAAAAAAATTTTTAAATTTCAAATTTCATTTTTAGGAATATTTCATTTTTTAGGAATATTTCATTTTTAGGAATATTTCATTTTTAGGAATATTATATTTTTAGGAATATTTCATTTTTAGGAATATTTCATTTTTAGGAATATTTCATTTTTAGGAATATTTCATTTTTAGGAATATTATATTTTTCAAAAAGTTATTTTGTTTATATATATTAATATGTATATTTCTATTAATGACTTTTTAAAAAAAACCAAGAAACAAAAAGGTGGTGGTCCATACGTAAAAATCACAAAAAAGATGATTAAAGATATGCAACATCCGAGTAGAGAAATTAAAGATACAATAAAGAGCGATTGTGCTATTGCTACTTTAACTTTTTTTGGTATAGACATGGATATATTTGAAGAGGTATTAAATAAATTCAAGACTTCTATGGTTGCGTATAATAGAAATAAAATGACTACTGAGTATGAATTATATGTAATTAATAAATTTGAAAAAAGATTAAGAGATAAGAATTCAAGTAGAATTAATGAAGATACCGGAGGAGAAAGTAAATTAGTAGAAATTCCTATGACTAACACAGAAAATTTATTAACTGATGATATTTTTAATAATATATTTTCAGATTTAAAAAATGGTTATATTTCTACTCTTTCATATCGTCATAACTTAGTAAACACAAATGAGAATAAGGGTCATATTTTAATCAGAGGAAAAGAAAATAATGGTAGTCCTTTTATTTTAGATTTACAAACTTCAAGATTAACAAAAGGTAAAGATAAAATTATTCAACACTTTTTATCTCGAAAAAAAAAATATATACTTACTGTTTTTAAAAAGTTTGTAGGAGGTTTATTCCTTAAAAGTAACAAAAATACTAAAACTATTTTTAAAGGTCATTCTCCTGTTCAATTATCAGAGAAATTTAAACAATATGTTGAGCATTTAGATGTACAATCCAAAAATACTAATCATAGTCAATTTGTACAAGCAGTTAACCCACAAGCGCCAGCAGTTAACCCACAAGCGACAGCAGTTAATCTACAAGCGCCAGTAGTCCCACAAGCACAAGCAGTAAATCCACAAGCACAACAATTGAAAAATATATTATTTAAAATAAATAAAGAAGAAAAAAAATTCATAATTAGATATCCTAATGGGAAAATTGAAAATTTAGATTATTTTGAGGAGGCATTATTCAAGGCTGGGGCCGGACAATATAAAGGTGCCGTATTAATATTGGAAAAAGAAGTAAAAGAAGTAAAAGAAGTAAAAGAAAAAGTAAGAATGTATAATGAACCAAGATCAGCAGAAGAATTAAGCGTTTTATATCCAGATGAACAGTCTAAATTTCCCAGTTGGGCGTTAGATTTATATAAAAATAAAGAAGAATGGAAAAAAATATGCGATACTATAAAATATCCTATTTTAGAAGGAAATTCAGAATCACAAAAAAAATTATTAAATTATAATTTAGTTAAGAGAAAAACTACAAGCGAAGGAGATAAGAGAGAAAATTATAAGTCTGGGTATGAAAGAATATGGTACAAAAGTTTAGGATTATATAATGAAGAAATAGAGGAATGGCCAAATTTGAATGTTCAATCTAAAAAAAAAGTTAGGGAAATAGATTTACCTGAAAATATTATAATGCTGGTTTCTTCCCCTATGACACAAACTAGATGGGAAAATAAAAAAATGGAAAAAATGGTAAATATTTTAAATGTATCTGCACTTAATTTTGGTTCTAAATACAATCCAGAATTTCAAAAATTTTACCTTCATGATTTAAATATTGAGCAAATTAGAAGAATAACTCTTAAAGATAATATTGATAAGTATATTATAAAGAAAGGGAGAAAAGGTAATTTAGATTGGTTAATAGAAAAAGTAAATAAATCTAAAAAGTTTGGAATATTTCATAAGGGACAATTTGGATATTTCTTAATTGAATATTATATAAATTTGTATAAAAAAATATTAGATTTGGTCATAAAAAATGGGAAAAAAATATTATTTTTTTCCAAAATAGAAAGTAATTTTATTCCAGAAGGTATTAGTCAAGAAATTTTTAATAATTTGGTAATAAATCCGGTTTTCGAAAATTTACTTAATCAGAAAATATCTAAGAATGAAATTAATTATAATTTTAAGGGTAAATATAAAAATGTTTTAGTTTTTGAAAATTATGATTTGGATACAAAAACAAACAAATTGAATTCTATAACTATTCCTAATTATTATTTGAAAGGATATAGTGAGAAATTATTTTCAAAAGAAGATGAGATACAAAAAGTTATTTTAAAGAATTATCCAAAATTAAAAGATATAAAAGGCGTAGATATTGTTTATGTTAATTTTTTTGGAAATAATAATATTTTAGGTGATAAAAATGGAAAAGGTATAGATGCATCTTTTGGTATAAATTCAACTATAGCATTATTGGGTTGGCCAATTACTAATCCAAACTTGGCTCTAAAAGTAGGTTATATTCCTAGTCAAAAAAAAAGAGTTCCATTTGATTTTGGGAAAGAAAACTCAAATAGGAATAGGAAAAATACTAAAAAGAAATTTATTTATCCTAAACCTAAATCTAATAGTAGATATGATAAATTAATGTCATATTTTCTTTACTGTGAAATGATTAAAGATTTATATAAAGATAAACACGAAGAAGTAAAAAAATTAATATTTTACCTTAAAGAATTATTTGATACTTGTCCTGATTTATCTGTTGACTCCCCTATAATTAGAGATATTTTGGAACAATTATCAAAAGGTATAATTAATTTCGATTTAGATAAAGCCAATGATGATTTATTAGAAAAAATTAAAGAACAAGAAAGACTAATGGAAGAAGCTAAGACCCATGTAGAAAAAATAGGTTTAAATGTAGAAAAAATAAAAGATGAATTAAATGAAATTAAAATAAGAGACCCTACCCTATTTATTAATGAATTAGAGAAAGAATATCCTAAATCTATGGATATGGCAATAGATATGATTAATAAGAAACAAACAATTGATAATAATTTGTTGAATATTTTATTTCCAATAAAAGAAGAAGATATTACAGATCCCAATTTAAAAAAACACGGTTTTCATTCTGATCAAGAAACAGAACTATTTATTAAAAATGTAAATATTTTTAAAAAATATAAATTATTTTTGGTTTCAATTAGTATAATTAATAAAATTAAAAAATTAAATTTATTACAGATATTAAAAACAGAACAAAATAAAAATCATTTTATTAAAAATTTAAAATTAATAATTGGAACCGTAGAAAAAATTGCTGGAAATCAAAATCAAATATTGGAAAAATTTGATCCATATTTAGCAACATTAAATTATTATATAAATGATTATCTTGTTGAAAACAAAAATACCTTTCAGCTTAGTAAATTTACTATATCAAGGCAACCTATAGATTTTATAAATAATTTTTTACAAGAATTTAACAAAGTTTTTTTACAGGTAAGAATTGAAATAAAACATAGTAAAGTTACAGAAAATTTAATCATTAAAGTATTCCCAATACACCTAAATAAATTTAATAATAAAACTTCTATTTCACCAGATTTAATGAGATTTAATTTTAATAATTTATTAGAATGTCTTGCTTTTGTAGCACACGAAACTTTACCAGAAAATTACACAATATTATTAATTGAATTAATAAATAGAAAAACAAATACTCCAAATATTACTTTGGATGATATATTTAACGGTAAAAAAAATATTTTCTTAACTTCAATTGAATTAATTGAAAAAACAATATTAGAATTTTTAATTAAGTATAAACCATTACCACCAAAAATATCAGAATTAATGAAAACTATTAAATTAATAAAGAAAATCTATAATATTTAAGCATACAAATCCAATTTCTTATCATAATTATGCTTTTCGCAGTTTTCCTTAAATTCATCAATGCCATCTAGAATACGTTCATAGTCATCCATAAATCTCATAAAATATTGCTGCAAAACCGCTGTCGTGTATTTAAATATTTTAATATTTTTGTAAAATTCTTGAAAATCTTTTTTATGTTCAGGAAAGAAGTTTTCAAACATAAATCTAGATTGTTTTTTTGTGGCAAAAGTAAAGTTTATTGACTTGTCAATTCTTCCCGGTCTTTTTAAAGCACCATCTAGATTACATAAATAATTTGTGGTCATTATTGTAATCATTTCATCTCTAAATGCAATTCCATCTAAACTATTTAGTAGAGCACTAAAACTTAAATTACTTTTAAAACCGTCATTTGCTTTCCTTTCTTTAAATAGAACATCAATATCTTCTAAAACAAGAATTGAGTTATTTGGAATTCTACGAATAGCTCTCATAAAAGCATTATCATCCAAATCTTTATTAAAATTCAAGATAGCTATATTATATTTTAATTCAGAAGCAATTGCAAATATTAAACTAGTTTTACCAGTTCCTGGATAACCTTCTAACATAATATTTTTTTTATAAGGAATTCCTAGAGAACAGTATCTTTCTTTATTTTCCTTACTCTTAAATTTTATAATATAATCTTTGAGTTCGTTTTCAATACCATTAAGGTAAATCGTATTTAACTTTCTAGGATTTCTCTTGGTGAGAAGTTCCCAATATTCATCGAAGAAATAAATACTAACTTTACCTTCTTCACCGTCAATTTCCATAATATTCTCCTCATAATATTGTAAAGCATGATCCATAAAATCTTTTACTAATATTTTATATTCTTCTGTATTTTTATCACCATATACTTCAATTAAAATTTCGGTATTTTGCAAATGCGAATGAACATTATCTTCATTTATTTCCTTATCTATTATTTTATTTAAAATATTAATATTAGTATCTTTGTAATTTAAAACACTATGACCATAAGGTAACATATAATGATAAATCCCAGTTTCAGGATTATGAACTTTTCCTATAATAGATTCTTTGGATTTATCTTTTAAAAATAAATGAGAATAATATTTTACCGATAGACCAATTCTGATGTTTCCATTATTAATATTTAGTGAGTATTTTGGTGTTTCCATAATTATTAACCTACCGTAAATTTAATTTAAATCAATTTTAAATTTAACACTTTTATAATTTAAAAAATAGAAACACTAATCATTTATGATTTTTATTCTTTTAATATTAAGTCAATTAAATGTAATTGAAGCTGGAAATGAAACTTCTAATTCATTGCTAGAACCCCAAGAATATTATTTGATTATTTTAGGTATATTATCAGGGACATTAATTTTTTTATTCTTGGCATTTACACTTTTTTATTTGAATAATAATAAGAAATTTAAGGAATTACAGAGAAGAATGTCGGACTATCATACTTCAAGAAATTATTTATATCAAACTAATTACGATTTATCTCCTTATAGGCAACCTACATTTATAAATAGGCAAACACAATATTCTACTAGATCTAATCCTCTTTTTGACGAAGAAGAAAATATTTCCACTTCTTCATTTACTGGAGGTATAGAAAATGAACCAGAAAAATTAGATAATAATAATCAAGTTTACTATAAAGATGATAGTAAATCAATGGATAATAGATTAAAAGATAGTAAATTAATGGATAGTAAATTAATGGATAGTAAATTAATGGATAATATATCTGTTAGTTCTGATGAGGTTTTTGAGGGATTTAATGAAATTAAAAATATTTTAGAACAAACATTCACTCCTAAGTTAGAAAAGAAAGATGAATATATTGAAGTGAAACCTAAAAAAAATTCCCTAAAAAAAAAACATTCAAATTCTTCTATTACTAACACAAAACATAATCTCTTAGATGAATTGAGAAAAGAATTACCTAAATTAGTGCCTAGAAATATGTTAGATTAAAAACCGGTAATATACCAGAAATATGTTAGATTATTGAAAAAAAATAATATTATATATTATTAAATGGCGTCAAATTATAAAGATATTTATAGAAGAAATAATCCAAGAAAAAACATAAAATGTAATCCTTTATATTTAGATAATTATAAACCTTTAATGGAAAATTTTTCTAATTTGGAAACTACAGATTTTGGAATGCATGGAGGTAATTATCAAGATAATTATAGTTATTTAGACACTCCCAAAGAAGAAGATATTAATCTATATTGTGAGAATAATAAATACATTTTAGACAATAGAGGAACTAAAAAAAAAATGGATTTAGATATTAAAAAAATGTTTAATAGGAAAAATAAAGGAGAAGTAGTAGATATTGATTTTATTAACAATAATAAGATAATAAAATCATTAGATTATAATAAAACAAATGTGTTAGCAGTTCAGAAAATTGGTAAAAGATTAATACCTAATTTGAATGAAAAAGTTATTTTAGGTAATGCGTATCGAAATCTTGAAGACCCTTTCTTTTCACATCCCGCCCACAATAATTATAATTGGCAGAATTCATATGAAGTTAAAAATTCTGAATTTAGAAAATCAAATAATAAAAATATAGGTGGTAAATGGTGGGATTGGGAAAAAAATAACATAAAACCATTAGACCCAAGAACAGTGATTGATTATAGAAATAAAAGACCTGTTAAGGTAGATTATACTTTAATAGATTACAAAAATTAATATTTTATAAAATAAAATTGATAAAAACATTTTTTATACATAAAATTAAATATAATATGAGCGAAGTAATTATATTTAATTCAAAATCCAAAAATTATTATCTATTATCTAATTTTTATGGTGGTGTAGAAATATCTTATATGAAAGGTAGATTTCAAAATATAGAATTACAGCAACTCTTTGATGAAATAAATGTATGTAATATTGACAAGTTTATATATTATTTAAAAATTTTACAACCAGAAAAGGCTTGGTCTGATAAACAACTAAATTATTGGATTAGAACCAAAGACGATGACACTAAAGAACCAATAAGAGGTATATTGGCAAAACTAATTGGTACTTCAGTAAAGGATACACCAACCGGTAGAAAGAGATTAAAAATTATTAAGAAATTATTACATATTGAAGGAGAAATTATAATTAATAAAGAATTAAATTTAGATGAAAAGAAAGAATTTATGTTAAAATGTTTACGCGATAAATATAGTAGTGAACCTTACAAATCACTTTTATTATCAACCGGGGACAAAAAATTACACGAAAAACCCATGAGGGGATCAGGAGATTTATGGACATATCCGGGAGGTAATTTATTAGGAAAACTATTAGAAATAGTTAGAGAAGAACTTAATTAAAAAATACGATTTTATTTAGTTCTTTAAAATTTATTTTTATATGGTATAAATTATCACGCTCTGTATAAGTTTATTCTACCATGGCACTATATTTTGTAAAGTTAAATCTATACTCTTTATATTTACTAAATAGGTATTTTAAATTTACTATATTCATTTTTTCAGTTATAATAATAATTAAATTTTATA